ATAATCTTAAAAAAGGATTAAGCGATGCAGAAAAGTCAGTTAAAAACTCTCAAGATACTATTTCAGATTTTGGTAAAAAGGCTGCGTTAGCATTTGCTGCTGCTGGAGCTGCTGCCGGAGCATTTGCAATATCAGCTGTCAAAGCTGCTGCTGAGGATGAGAAATCAAGAAAATCATTAGAGCAAACAATTAGGGCTAATACCCGCGCTACTGATGAACAAATAAAGTCAATCGATACCTACATTACCAAACAATCTATAGCGACTGCAACTACCGATGATCTTTTAAGGCCAGCCCTATCTCGCTTGATTAGATCGACTAAGGATGTTACTAAGGCTCAGGAACTATTAACTCTTGCTCAAGAAATTAGCGCGTCAACTGGCAAGCCATTAGAAGCAGTTACAAACGCATTAGGCAGAGCCTACGATGGATCAAATACTGCATTAGGTAAGTTAGGTCTAGGAATAGATGCTGCAACATTAAAAACTAAATCATTTGATCATATTACTAATGAACTAAGAAAAACCTATGGCGGATTTATTGCCAATGAATCAACTAACGCTGAATTTAAGTTTAGACAATTAACAATTGCTATGGATGAGGCTAGGGAACAAATAGGAGCAGCATTACTTCCTATTTTTGTCAAGTTTGCTGATTATTTAATTCAAAGAGTCGTTCCTAATATACAGGCATTTATATCTGGTTTAACAGGTGATAACTCAGTTACATCTGAAATCACTAAGGCTACGGAAGCAGCATTTAGATTTGGTGAACAATTAAGATCAACGCTTCAATTTGTTGTAAGTATTAAAGATGAGTTAATTGTATTAGGCTCAGTAATCGCTGGAGTATTTGTGGCTAATAAAATAGTTGCATTCGTTACTGCTATTGGCACATTAGTTACAGCTATGAAAACATTAAGAACTGCTGCTGCTGGTGCAGCTGTGGCAACTGCATTTGCAACTGGGGGAACTTCCGTTGGTGCGGCTGCTTTAGCATTAACAGCTGTGGCTGCAACTTATGGCTTAAGCCAATTTGCTGCTGGAGCTGATGAAACTGGTGCAGGTGGTTCGACATTTACTTATGGCACAGGAAACCCACAATTTGGTTTGCCAACAGGTGGTGGTGGGGGTGGTTTTGGTGGTGGGGGTGGTTTTGGTGGTGGGGGTGGAGCAACAGGCGGTGGCGGAGCAGGTGGTGGAATTGTTAGCACTCAAGCAGCGACCAGCCTAAAAGATTTAACAGATAAATTACTTAATGTCCAAGATAGATTTACCGAGCTGACATTCCAAGTCGCATCTGGTGGAGTATCTAAGTCAGCTGCTCAAAAACAATTTGATGCACTTCAAGCACAATTTAGAGTGCTAGAAAAACAAGGTCAAACTCTTGCAGCCAACCCAAATATAATTATCAATGTATCAGGTGCAATAGATCCTGAGGGAACTGCTAGAGCTGTGGCAAATCAACTTAACAGCCAAGCAGCTAGGTCGGTAACTGCTCTAAGGGATAGATAATGTCAGCATTTACACCAGACTGGAAATTAACTGTCGGTGGGGTTGATTATACTGACATAACCATTTCAGATGTCCAACACCAAGCAGGTCGATCAGACATCTACCAACAGGCACTTCCTTCTTATATGCAAGTTACGCTGGTTGCATTAAATAACCAAACACTTCCATTTGACATTAACGACTCTTTTGATTTGCAAGTTAAAGACTCAACCGGATCTTATGTTTCATTATTTGGTGGAGATTTAACGGATGTTACAGTTGGAGTTTTACAAACAGGTGCAGCAGCCACAGTTGTTCAATACACGCTTTTGGCTATGGGTTCACTTGCTAGATTAACCAAAGAAATCTTTAATGACAACATTTCTCAAGATGAAGATGGCAACCAAATCTATGACATTCTTTCAAGTGTATTACTTGGAACTTGGAATGATGTGCCAGCAGCTTCAACATGGGCAACCTACAATGCAACCGAAACATGGGCAAATGCAGTCAATCTAGGACTTGGCGAAATAGATCAACCGGGTCTTTACACCATGAGTTCTCAATCAAATGTTACTGACACGATCTACAATGTTATTTCAGATATTGCCAATTCAGCGTTTGGTGTAATTGGTGAGGATAATAGTGGAAACATATTTTATGCAGATGCAGACCATAGGCAGAATTATCTGTTAGTTAATGGTTATGTTGAATTAGATGCTCGCCATGCATTAGGCGCAGGCTTATCTACGATTATGAGATCAGCAGATGTTCGAAATGATATTTATATCAATTATGGCAACAATTACAATTCACAGGTTACTGCTACCGATGCAGCTTCAATTGCCCTATATGGATACAAAGCGGAAACGATTAACTCTAGAGTTCATGGGTCTACGGATGCTCAAGATATTGCCGATCGATACATAGCCCAAAGAGCTTATCCAATACCAGCATTCCAATCGATCACATTTCCAATTACTAACCCTGAAATTGATAACGCAGATCGTGATGATCTATTAGCTGTATTTATGGGAATGCCAGTAGATATTCAAAACCTGCCTGCTCAAATCTCAGGTGGGGCATTTCAAGGTTATGTTGAGGGCTGGTCATGGAGCACTAGGTTCAATGAACTGTTTCTCACGATCAATGTTTCCCCAGTCGCATTTAGCCAAGTAGCGATGCGTTGGAATACAACCCCAGCCACAGAGGCATGGAACACAATAGACCCAAGTTTGACTTGGGAATACGCTACAATAATCTCATAGGAATAGGATAAAATGGCAACTACTACTAATTACGGATGGACTACCCCAGACGATACCGCGCTGGTCAAAGATGGTGCAGCAGCGATCCGCACACTTGGTTCATCTGTTGATACAACAACTAAAAATTTAAACCCATCAACTACTCTTGGCGATATTGAATATCGTTCATCAACTGCAAACACAAACACAAGACTTGGAATTGGTTCAACTGGAGATGTTTTAACTGTTGCAGGCGGAGTGCCAAGTTGGGCTGCGCCCGCTGGTAGCGGTTCAAATTGGACTTTATTAAATTCAGGTGGCACAGCATTAACTGGCGCCCAAACAATTACAGTTTCAGGTATATCTGCTAAAGATAAAATTATGGTTCTTGTTGAGTCAGCATCATCAGCAAGCACTGAGGCAATTATTAAAGTGCGATTAAATACTGATACTGGATCAAATTATTACAATTATGGACAAAGATTTGTCTGGGCACCGACTTATGCCGCAGCTAATTTTATTTCACAAGTTGGCGCTGATGATGGCATTTACTTAGGTCGTGTTGGTCAAAATGCGGGTTCGGCAGTTTCAGGATATGCTTTATTTTCTGGTTGTAATTCAAGTGGAGTTAAAGTATTTAATGCTGCTGGTGGTGCGACAGACTCGGGCTCTAGCCAACAAATCTTTTATACTCTTGGTGGATATTACAATAGTGCATCCACAATTAGTAGCGTAAGCATATTTTCTGCTACTGGCAATTTTGATGCTGGGACAGTCTTTATTTACACAAGCGCATAAGGAGTAATAATGAAAATAACAGAAAAAGAGTTTAATGTAGAAACAGGCGAAGAAACAATTTCTGAGCGTAATGAAACTGCTGGCGAAAAAAATTCCAGAGAAAAACTCAAAGCAGAAATGACACAATTAGAAGCTGAAGCCGAAGCAAAAGCAGCACAACGCCAAGTAGTTTTGGAAAAACTTGGTTTAACTGCTGATGAAGCAAAATTGCTACTTGGCTAATGAAGCCCTGGTTATCTAAAGCTGCTGAAACATTCAGAGATCAAGTCAATGAGTGTTATCCAGACAGGGATCGTAAAAGTGATGGATGGCTGGCTTCTGTGGCACATATGCAAAGAGCCACAAAATCAGACCACAACCCTGACCCAAAAACAGGATGCGTTAGAGGGCTTGACATTTCTGCTCGGTTATCTGACGACAAAAGGCTTTCAGCATACTTGGCAGATCAAATTAGATTATATGGGAAATCTCAAGGCCGTATCAGTTATGTAATTCATTTAGGCAAAATTGCAAGTCCGGTGCTTAATTGGCGCTGGCGTAAATATAAGGGCTATTCGCCACACGATCACCACATACATATTAGTTTCAAAAAAGATCAAGACAATAACAAAGCAGAGTTCGACATCCCACTACTGAAAGGCAATTAATGAAACTATCTAAAAAACACAAAGCAGCAATTAAGTCATATTTAAGAGCTGTGGCAGCTAGTGGAATTACAGTTGCCTTAGCAATAGTGGCTGACATACATCCAGCCTATGCAACTATGCTTGGTGCAATTGTTGCGCCTATTGCCAAAGCGTTAGATCCAAAGTCAGGGAGCGAAGCTGATTACGGAATCAATGCTTCATGACCGCAAACGAATGGGTTGGCATAGCCGTTGGCGTATGCGCCGTATCAACAAGTTTATTGCTGGGT